GGAGGCTTGAAGTTGCACTTTGCCACGGCTTCGCGCATGTGCCGAACCAGATCGCGAGTGCTGATCGTCGCATAGGAAGCAGTCCAGTTCCTCCAGCGCGGATACGTGGTCGGATTGATTCCAGCCACCGTGGAGTGGCCACCACCAATCGGCGTACTACCGTTAAAGCCCTTGGTCGCATTCCGCACCACCCAGAAGGGCACACCAAAAGGCTTGATCACTTCCGCGTCATCCGTCGTGTTGGCCGGATAACCCCAGAAGTTGTTCTCCATCAACTCGGCAAAGTCGGTCATCGCCGAATGCCGCCGAGTAAGGATCAGATTGACGATGCGATTACGATCCGGGCTGTTGAACCCCTCTTCGTAAACATCATAGGCCATGTTCGTGGTCTGCATCGTCCACGGCACGATCGCATGCCGCATGGTGTCGATCACGCGCACGTCATCGACGGCATACATGCCGGTATTCTTCGCGGCGCCGGCATTGCGGACCTTGATCTGCCACTGAAGCTGATCGCCGCCGTCCACTTCCACCTTCTCGCCGAGGAGCATGTTGTCCATCGCGAAGTAAGATTGAAGATCAACGGTCAGATCAGTCCACCGATCCTTTTCATATTCGTGGAGCGTCAACTCCACTAGGTCGTCGATTTGGTCGGGCCGCAGCCCATTGGTATACGCGCTTGGCATGTCTGACTCCTATTGTCCAGCTAGAAACCGCGCGAGGCGTACAAGAACTCGTCGATCTTATCCATTCCGCTTAACGGCATGCCCGTCTGCGGATCCTTTTCAGCCGCCGAGGCGAACCGCCCGTCCGGGTGGCGCGACTGCGGCCTGGAAATGGTTTTGCGACTCGCGGCCTTGAGCTTGTCGGACAACTCTTTTTGTTGCGTTGTTGGGTCGTGACGGACGAACGTGGAGAGAAACTGCGAAAGCAGTTCGTCGTCTCGGGAGAAAGGATCGCGGCCCTTGTATTGCGCGAAGATCTGGAACTCTTCCAGGAGTCGTTCACGCTGGCGCGCTTCTGGAGAATTAGCTGGCAGTTGCCAGTAATCTCCCATCCCGACGACGGCCTTGAGATCATCGGCGGATGACAACTTCTTGTCAAACCAGCCGGCATATTCGCGAGCACTGGCCTCCGCGGCCTGCTGCTGCTGTAGTTGGAGCATATACTGCTGCTGTTGTAAAGACTGTTGCAGGGCCTGGAGTTGCTGGTTCTGCTGGTCGTAGGCCGACTGCAACTGCTTGGTAAGTTCGGGCGGCAGACCGTAAGCCTCGGCGTCCACTTCAAACTTGACCGGCTGCGGCGGTTGAGCGGGCTGCGGCTGTTGCGGTTGCATCCAGGGCTGCTGCTGGAGATAGCCCGGATCCATGGCCGGTGACTGCCACTGCTGTGGAGGCTGCACCCACGGCGTCGTTGCTTGCGGCCACTGCTGCTGCGGTGGCAGCATGGGCTGAGGCGGTTGCGGCGGCATCTCCTGCTGCTGGAACTGCTGCCGGAACGCCTCAAACCCCCGACGGTCGGCCGCGCTCAGGAACGTCTGGACCCGGTCGGGACCGAGCGTGCCAAGGTCTTCCTCTGTCAACCCCAGTTCCAAAGCGGCTCTGGTCAGCTCCTCGGACAACGCCGGTGCCTCCGGTTCCGGGCTCTGCGGCGGCGGCGCAGGCGGTTGACCCGGAGACGGAGACTCGGCACTCAAGGAAAAATCGGACGGTTTTTGGTCGCTAGAAGGATCAGAACTCATGATTCGTACCCGTTGTTGAAGTGGACGGAATTGGCCTTGCGATACCTGCGATAATGCCCCGGACCTGTCATGACAGGACGACCGTCCGCGGTGTACTCCGTCGGCACGCCGCAGATCCGGTCCCGCTCGCGTGCCTCCTCGATCTGGCTGGGATGGACCGCCAGCGACATCAGTTCCAGGGGCCACTTGGCTCTCCCAGCGGCCTGCTGACGCACGGTCTCGACCACGGTGTCCGTCACCGGGTCATAGCGGAAGATGCGGCTACGGCTCATCTGGCACCTGTCACGCTCATCTGGTCGGATTGCCCGGCACTCATCAGGTTTTTCATCTGCTGATTCGCACCTCCGGCCCCTGATGGCCGGCTCACATGCTCATAGGTCCGCTTGCCCGTATCAGGCTGTCTCGGCTCCTCGCCGGCCGATCCAGGCATGGGCGGGGCCTGGTACTGGAAGATATGGTTGAGTTCCGGCAGCGAACGGTACTTCGCGAGCGTTTCCAGCAACCGCTGCAGATCGACGTAGACCCCCTGCTGCTGCAACAGCGGCATGACCGGGAAGACAAGGTTGGTCATCAGGGCCGTGATCTCGTCGGCTCTCTCCCGCGGGGAACGGTACTGCATCGAAAACGGCTCGATACGGATGTCGAAGTCCTCGAAGCTGCCTTGCCGATCGCCGGGACCGAGGGCAACGGCTATTTCCACATCGGTCCCGGCGACTCCTCGGCGTGTCTCATATGTGCGGAGCGGATCCTGCCAAATGCGAGCCACCAGATCACGGATCACCTCCACGGTCGCATCCGTGACCGAGACCTGCATCTTGGCCACCTTGTTCGAGACGGTGTTCGCGATCATGGCGTCCTGGCGGTATGTCTCGGACTGTGGTCCCAGCCCACCAAGGGCGTCCAGATTGCCTGCGACCATGGAGAACAGATCTCGGATCTGCATGGCGAAGGCCATGTTTTGCGGGTTGGCACCGCCAAAATTGATCTCCTTGACCACCTCCGGGTTGCTCACGCCGATCAGGTGGCCGTCCTCCGCCTGCTGGATCTTTTCCACGTCGTCCTGGTCGCCGGCACGGTACATGCCCAGGGTTTTCTGCCGCCGCGCCTGCTCGATCAGTTTGCGGAAGAGCGCGTTCATCGCTCGGTTGAGGCTCTTTACAACCTGTCCGGGCGCCAGCGGCAGAATGTTGCTGGGGACGTCGGAAAAGCTGAGGATGTGGTACGGCGACCGCGTCGGCCCATCCCATTCCACGACCTTCAATGGAACCTTGGCCGCTGCCGAATCGGCCATGGTCACGATCAGACCCTCTTCGATTAGGGCAATGTCCCAAACCCAGGCTGTCCGCTTCAGATGCCGCTCGATGCCGTACTCCGAGCCGCGGTTAAAGAAGATCTCGGACGAGCCCTCGTCGTCCTCTGGCTGGCCGTATTCCCTGGGCTTGACCTGCGACCGGGCCTCCGCCGGATACCGATCGTCCTGTACCAGGTAGTCGAAGTTGACCTTGTACCTGTCCCCCATGAAGCTGACACGGTCCCAATAGACCGCGTCCAGATCGAAGACGAAATCGTCGAAATCGACCAGATCCAAGAAGTATTGCTGGGTCGGTTGCGGGGATCCGGGGATGATCTCGATGTACTCGCCATCGACCAGGCCAGACTTGAGGATACCCATGCAGAACATGGCCTCTTGAACCCAGCGGCGAAGGGTCTTGGAGAACTGCATGTCCTCCAATTCCTGGTTGACGACCGCTTCTAGGTCAGCGGCGAAAGGCAGCAGTTCTTTCCTCGGGGTAGGCAGAATCACGCGAGGATTGCTGCCGGCCAACTGCATGGTGTAGATGTCCATCATGACGGCCAGCATGTTGACTGGCATGTCCGTCTGGACCATCCACTCCTGGGGATAGGCTGAGCCGACGAAGTCCTGAATCAGCTCTCGGCGTTTGCGCCGGGCTGAGGCAAGCTGCCGGCGGCAAGCCCGCACGGCCTCGTAGATCCGCTGAAGGTCTTTCGGTCTGTTTGGATCGAGCATGCGCTTACGCGCTGCCCGCACGTCTTTGCCCCGGACGGTCAGCTACTATTGGCCGAAGATAAAGTACCGCAGCGTGCTGGTATGCTGCACAGCCTTTGCACTAGGCGTTCCGAACCCTATGCCGTGCAACTGTATAGGACCAGCTCCTGCACCACTAGGAATAGAAAGTAACGACGGTCCTGTCAAGCCATTTCCCAGTTCAATCTCTTCGTCGCCGGTGTTGAGGAAAAAACAATAACCAATCTCGGAGACGTCGCCTAACGGCAACGGCTCCCAACTCGTCGCCACCGTCAGCACCCCCTCGGTGTAGTTGCTGGACGTGACATCGACTGACCAGTTCTCGTCAACCTGCTTGTCGATCCCTGAGGTGGAAAACCGGATGCCGACATGGGAAATCAGTTCGCTCGTCATAGCCATGACTCCGTGGGCTGCCTGTTTTTCAGTTTCATCCGCCAGGCCGCACTACCGACCGGTGGTTTGAGCACGTCTTTGCGGTGGCTGCGCTCCGCTGGACTTCCACAGACCCACCAGGCCAAGGCGTCCGCGATCACCCGGTCGCCGTGGTTCTCGCCGGCTGCCGTGGGGTCGATCGTACTCTTGGCCCGGTCGTGTTCAACAGCCCCATCTGGTGTGTGAATATAATGCAGGCACTCCTCCATAGCAATCAAAGAGCGGTTGATCACATGGTTGCCTTCGATGCCTCGTGCATACTTTCCCAGCAGAACACGTTTCGTGTCGCGGTTAGTTATCCACCCAGGCGACTTGGATAGCTTTCCAGAGAAACCAC